TGACGTGACTAGCTTGAATTTTGGCACTTACCCACTGATTATAGTAAGTTCCGTCTAGTACAGCATCCCTGTCAAAGATCTCTTTGGTTTCAAAATAATTGCATTCACCTCGAGATTTACATAATCTTAAAATAGTACGTCTAAATTGTTCTTTACCATATAATTCAACATCAGCTAGTAATGCAGGAGAAGATCCGTAATAATCAGCCCAATCAGACTCTTTACGGATCTTCTTCCGTTTACCTTTGACTGTTTTATATGCAGCTTTAGTTAGGAATTTACGGCCGATATACTTTCGCCCGTTCTTTAGATTCTCAATTAGATAAATGAAACCATACCATTCATCTGAATATTCAAATTCTTTACCTTCATAAAGCCACATTTAATAAATCTTTCATTTGACTAAAAGATTTATTTATTCATCCGGTTCTTCCGTTTCTTCAAGATCAGAATCAACAACATCTGCCGAACAGAATGGGCAATATGCTACCGGTTCAATTCCGTCTGAAATTACTCTAAATTCTTCTTCGCATTCGCTACAAGTAATCCAATTCATTTAGTTCTTCCTATTGTTATATTTGTTTGAGCTCTTATGTCTTTATTGCCCCATGACCAACACTCACCATTAGCTTCAAAACAAATCCAAATTAGATCCGATTCAACTCCATAATCAAGAAGAACATGAGCCATAGCATTACCTTTTGGAGTAACAACTGGAATTGCCGGATTTAATTGTAACATCATAGTGAGAATCCTTTGAATGAATTCTCGTCGATATCTTGCTTGACTTCACCGATAGTATATGATGAAATCTCTGTTTCTTGAGGTGCTACCTGAACATCTGAACCTGCAATCCACTTTTGTGTCCATGGTAGTGGATTTGCTGTAGTCTTACCACCAAGCCCGATAGCATTTAGTCTCTTGGAAGCAATGTGATCTATATATTCACACAGCAATGCTTCATTTAGACCTAGGATCGAGCCCTCCTTGAACAGATATGAGGCCCAGGCTTTTTCTTGTGCGACAACATCATTGAACATGCGAATGCACTCATCCCTTGTCTCAGCGCTAATTTGCGCAAAGTCTGGATCCTCTTTTGGTAGAATCTTGAGCAGTTGTTGGGTTGAGGCAAGATGTATATTCTCGTCTCTCGCAATGAGTTTGATGATTTTAGCATTGCCTTCCATTTTCTTAACTTCTGCAAATGCCCACGAACAGGCGAACGAGACATAGAATCTTACTCCTTCTAGAGCGTTGACAGCGTTAAGGCACATCCACAGTGCTTCTTTATGACGATAATCAGAAACATTGAATAACGAAAATTGGTTGTTGTATGTGATCAATCTATCATAGTACTTTGAAATACTACCAGCGCAGTCTACGATTTCTTGGACCTCCAACATTTCATCAAACACTCTGGAAGGGTCAGGATAAACGTTGCGAATGATATGAGTGTAGGAACGGGAATGAATCGTCTCGTAAAACGCCCAAGTCTGGATCCAGGTTTCCACCTCAGGAAGCGAACAAATAGGGAGAAAAGCCAGAGATGGAGCTCTACCTTGTACCGAATCAAGAAGAATTTGCCTCTTAAGATTGCTTGTGAAAATGTGCTTCTCATTATCAGTTAATGCCTTAAAATCTTTGGAGTCTTTTGTGAGCTCTACTTCATTAGGTCTCCAAAAGAAGCCAAGTTGCTTCTCTGTTAATTTTTCAAATGCTGGATACTTTACTTTATCATAACGAGCAATATCAACTGGCTCGTCAAAAAAGACTGTTCGTTCTAGATGATTCTTATTTGTAGTAGTATTAAAAACTGACATTAGTATCTCCGTCTGAAATCCATTCTATATATTCTTCCGGTACTACTCGTGTCTCAAGTTCACCATCTTCATGTTCTAATTCAAGTCTAACACCTGTAGACTCACCGTTTTTAAAATAGCTTAGGACTTTATATACTTTACCACAATCGTCCCACATGTCATTATGAATAGTAATATACTTATTCATAGTCGATATCTTGCATAAAGCGTCTCTCCTGAAGAGTACGTTCTTTCCAAATTTTACGTGGATTTCCGCACATTGGACAGTTTGGAACTCCACAATTAAGTGCATGCATCTTTGCAAACCTATGGTCTTGCCCATTATGCTTATGAGATGGACTAATACCTGCCAATTTGGCTAATTGCTTCTGACGTTGAATAGCATTAGTGGTAAGTCTACGGCGCTTACCTCGTTTCTCTTCAATCAAATCTTGCATGACTCGCAATCCTCATCATCGGTTTCACCTTGTGCCAGATCTTCCAATTCAATTTCACCAGCACCATCATTAGTGTTAAAATAGTATCCAGTCTTGATACCGTACTTATACATCATGAGCAGATGTTGTAGCATGACTGACATAGGAATCTTACCATCTTCATAAAACTTGGGATTATATGAAGTGTTAGTTGAAATAGACTGGTCAATAAACTTCTGAAGCACAGCCATGATCTTGATATAGCCTTCAGGGCTTGGCTGATCCCAGAGAAGTTCATACTTGACATTGCGATTATTGATACCTGGTACTACTTGCTTCAACACACCATCTTTGGACTGCTTAATAGAAACAAGAGCACGAGGAGGTTCAATGCCATTAGTCGAATTGCTAATCTGTGCTGATGTTTCCGCAGGCATAAGTGCCATTAGAGTTGAGTTACGAATACCAAATTCTGCTGCTCTAAATGCAAGCGCATCCCAGTCCATTTTATAGACTGGAGCAACCAACTCGTCTACTTCCTTCTTGTATGTATCAATAGGAAGGATACCAGCTGAATATAATGTGTCAGCATGCTTGGGGCAAGGATTTACTTCTTCTGCCAGGTCGACCGAGGCTTTGATAAGATAATAGCTCCATGCTTCAGCATACTCGTGAACAAGGTCAAGCTTTGGATTAGAATAAGTACTGTCATTACGAGCCAACCAATAAGCAAAATTGATGATACCAATACCCAGAGGACGACGGTTGCTAGTACTAATAGCAGCGGCTCGAACAGGATAGTCCTGATAATCAAGTAAGGCATCCAAAGCACGTACTGCAAGGGTGCATGGCTTCTCGAAATCAGTTGGCTTTTTAATCTTTCCCCAATTAATTGCTGCCAGAGTGCAAAGGCTAATTTCTGATTTGCTATCTGATTCAAAAACTTCCGTGACATATACACAATCCTTATCAGACGAATCTATTGTATCTACAATTTCATATTTGAAGTTCATTTTGTTTCCTTAGATGCTTTGCTAGATTTCCTAAATCCCATTCACGATGACAGCACACACAGCAAGCCTTTTTTCCCTGTAGATGTTTCGTGCCGTTGGGTGTTTTTTTAAGATTGTATTTACCTCTTTTCTTTCCTATTTTAGATTGTCTCATTTTTTCCTTTGTTTCGTCAGATGCTTTAATAATACCGACTAAACCTTTATTCCAAGCTTTTTGTCCTTTATGTGATAAAGAATTATTTTTTCTATGTTCTTCACTTTGAGGGCCTTTTAAATGACCTCTATGAGAATCTCCAATCTTTTTTCGGTGTTCTTCAGTCAATCCATTTTTAGATGGATTATTTTGTTTCATTCTTTCAGAAGATTTAATTTTATGATCTTCTGAAATCCAATAATGAGAACCATTAATAACTTTTTGTTTCTGCGCCAAACTATTTTTAATTCTTATTTCTTTTGATCTAATTTTACCTTTATTAGATTTAGAAATTTTTTCTGCAATAATTGTATCTTTTACTTTTCTTCCAAGTGATGGAGATATTTTATTCACTATAGCTTTACTATTATTCCAAACCTCCCAATCATCTCTATACATCAATTTCGTGTTTACTAAGGATTCATATTCTAGTGCTTCTTCTACTGAATCAAACGTTAAACATATTCTATATGAATAGTCAGAAGTATTTTGTTTAAAATCCTCATGCAATTTACCACTAGTAAAATATACTTTAGCAAAATCTTCTAATGGAGAAAGATTCTTTTTAATATTCCCATATCTCACTCCATGATATTTTTTTCCAGTATTTTTACATTTTATATAATATGTATAGGCGTAAACATTATTAAAGTTTTTGTGTCTCATAGTAGTGTCTCCTCACTACTATTTATACTTTATCTGCTTTTAATTGGGGTGTTCGGATTATTTTTTTTCCATTCGAGATACTTTTGATATTCATCTTTCGTCATTTTCATTGTTTTGACAACAGGGTCTCCATCATTAATATCAGTTAAAGGTGTTGTTGGAAGCGTAATCTCCTGACATAGATTACTCATCTTGATAAGAGCTTTTCGCTTGTCAAATGACCCGTGGTCATTACAGTGATCTACGTTTTGGAAGTAGATTCGTCCGGTGTCTTTGCGTTCGGTGATGAATGAACTAAAGAGATCAATGGCTGGGACTGATCTTTTTCTAAGTTTGGACTTTTCGTATTTCTCATAGAGTATACGGAATTCATCAATGTCTCGAAAGAATGCTTCGTAGAGATCCGGGCAATCATGAGGCGAGAAGAGGGTGATATTACCTCCAGAAAGAAGTCGTTCATACATTACCTTATTAAACTGGACTGAATAGTCCAAATGACGAATACGGTTGTCTTCTGTGCCCTTGTTATTCTTTAGGACAAGTAGATCTTCTATTTCCAAATGCCAGAAAGGATAGTGCATGGTAGCCGCCCCGCCGCGGACACCACCTTGACTACAGCTCTTAACAGCCGTCTGAAAATGCTTCCAAAAAGGAATAACACCAGTATGAACAGCATCACCGTTGCGAATACCAGCCCCGAGAGCACGGATACGACCACCGCCAATTCCGATTCCAGCTTTGTTCGAGACATATTTTACGATAGCCGAAGATGTTGCATTGATCGAGTCGAGCGAGTCATCTGTCTCAATGAGTACACAAGAACTGAACTGTCGGCGAGGGGTCCTAACTCCAGCCATAATCGGAGTAGGCAAACTAATGTCAAAAGTACTGATTGCATCGTAAAGTTCCTTTACCCACTTGAGTCGATCGGTTTTATAGTTTTGGAAAAGTGTCATGGCAATCAACATGAAAGCCATCTGAGGGGTCTCATAAATCTGACCGGTGACTCTATTCTTTACTAGATACTTGCCGCGGAACTGTTCCATAGCAGCATAAGCAAGTTTATTGTCTCGTTCGTGGTCAATATACTTTCCAAGCTCTTCAAACTCATCCGGATGATAAAGCGAATAGAGTTCCTTATCGTAATATCCTTGATCCATAATATTAATATAGTGGAATAGGAACTGATGAGGAGTATATTGGCCATACACTTCTTTACGAAGCTGATAGTTGATCAAACGACCTGCTACATACTGATAGTTTGGAGTATCAGCGGTAATTAGATCTGAAGCCGCTTTAATCAAAGTTTCATGAATATCTGAAGACTTGATATTGTTGTAGAATTGGATATGAGATGCAAGTTCAACTTCACTAACCGAAACTCCAGTAAGACCTTCACATGCCCATTCAATTACTCTGTGGATCTTATCAATATTTAGTGGTTCTTTACTGCCATTTCGTTTAACAACGTTGATCATGTCTTATTTTTATCCTTCTCATATTCTTCTAGAAATTCTTTCAGTGCCTCTTCAAATTCTCGTTGAATATGAGTAGGCTTTAGAAAGAAATTTGATTTGTATAGTTTATGGTAAAATTTAGCGGCAAGATTCATTATATATCCTTCTCAATTTATACCTTTGAACTAAAAATGTCAACATTTTAGTTATTTAGTCAACTGGTCTATTTTCTGAAATGCTTCTTTCTACAATTTTTAGTCTTGAGTCTAATGCGTTGATCATTTTCTTCAAGTAACTTGTACACGAATGAACTTGAAATTCATCATAATTGTTAAATGTACCATCGCAGACAGAACAAGAATGTTCGATTCTAAAATCCTGATTAATATTCATCTTCTGTATCCTCAAAAAGCGCATCACAGATTGGGCAGCAATTGTTCTCATTTAGTCTACCATCATTCCGACAGTATTCACAACCCCAGTCATATTCATCATTCATTGTAGTGCATCCACAATAGAAGGAAATTCCTTACAGATAATAGCCCAGCACTGTTCGGCTACAATACGATGTTCTTTCTGAGTTGCCATATCCATACGAAGCTGGCAGTAGTGAACCCATGAACGAAGTGAACCTGACATAATCATTACAGATTCGGTAAGACCTTCAGGGAGAACGGCACGAGCCTGTTCCTTGGCAATACCATTCTTGATAGCCCAGTTAAATGCTTCCTGACTTGCCGCGATCACTTTCTTCTGGTAATGATACCATGAGTTAGAGAGTAAGTTATCATTCACTTCAATAGAAGCCTGACGATTCTTGGCATCCTGAAGTCTTGCTTCACGAGTAACGAAGCCTAGATCCTTAGTTGGATCTGCATATCGCTGACTGAACTCCTGAAAAGAAAATGATCTATGACGTAGGATCTGGCGAGCAATATCGCGAGTTGTCTTAATCTCAATCTGAATGTTGACCATTTCAAGAGGGCTAAAATGACTATTTTTTACTAAATATTTTAATAACTTAGGAGCAGTTTCATGATTTTTTTGGTTGCTCGGATTACTAACTCTGGCTGCCCAAGCAACCAGTTCTTCAGCTGTATCGCAACCTGTATATTTGTAATTTGGTAGTGTTATACCAACTAGATTTACTTCAGACATTGCTTTTCAACTCCTTAATCATATCAACAGCTTGTTCAAAAAGCTCTACGTCTTCTTTGAGGCGACGAACTTCCCGTTCCTCATCTTTGGTCATGGGAATTGGACCCCACGATCCGTCCTCCTGAAGTCCAGTACGCTTTTCGAGACACATGATCGTATCCTTCTTGAGCATAACATGACCACCGATACGGGACGTCATTTTGTTCACAGGATCCTTCAACCACTCATGCACATGATTAAGCTCACCAGCAATTTCTTCTGCAGTTGGCTTCTTATCTGACAAACCGAGCTCATAGGCTGTAGTCACACCCAAGTTGACT